GAAAAACCGTTATATGTTGACATACTGTATTTATGCAAAAAATTTGTTGAGTACTGCGCTAGCTATATCTTTTAATTTAAGTTTTTCATCCCAAACATTTCTTAGTACAGCCAATTGCGGGTCTCCTGCAGGTAATGATTGTGATGCTTTTTCATATGCTAATCGAGCTTCACGAACAGCATCAACCGCTTTGCCCAATGCTATTGCTGCAACGCTTTGTGCGGTTGATTTAGCTAGTATTTCTGATACATTAGTTGTTGCAGCAGTTTCACCCGTTGTTGCAGGATTACCTGAAAAGTTTGGAATTGGTATTTTTGAATTACCAAACACTGATCCTACCAATGATGTTAAACTAGCACGATTAATAGTGTTTATTGCAACTGTTGCTAATTTATTGGGGACAGAACCTCCTGAACTCAGTGAACTAATAGCAGAATTTAGTGCGGCTGCAGCTCCTGCTTGTAGTCCAGCAGAGGCAATTGCTGTTAACGTATTTCCCGGAGATCTTAATTGTGCTAATAACCCAACTGCGATATTTCCCAGTGGCTGTCCTGAAATGACTGATGCAGTAATTTGTCTTATTGCCGAAGATGACTGTGCAGTACCGGGAATAGTATTCAATGCAGCTAACGAATTATTAACTATAGTTGATACTGCTTTTTGTGCACCGGGTAATGCCCCTAAACCAGTAGATATTGAATTTGGTAATATTGAAATAGCGCCGCCGGCACCTACCCCAGCAGTCGTTTCATTTCCGGTGTTCTGTGCAAACCTAAAAGCATTAAGTGCGATCTGTTTTAAGTTTTGAGGAACTCCGGGCAATAAATTAGGGAACGAGTTAATTATTGCAGCAAACGCTGACCCAGCAATTCCTTTAGCAGTGTTTAACAAACTTCCACCACCTTGACTAGCTGATAATCCATTTAATGAGCTAGCGATTGAATTCAACCCACCGGTCAGAGTAGATGCCATATTGGCAGCAAAATTACCCGAAGTCAATGATGATTGAGCGGATGCAAATAATTGATTGACAATTCCACCAACCGGACCACTAACATTACCAGAGATTAGCCCGCTCAATCTACCTGCTGATTGTCTGACTGCATTTATTGTGGCATTCAATCCAGCTGTTGCTACTGCTGAAACTATACCCGCAAGTTGACCAGAAGATTCTGACCCTGTAATTAACCCAGCCTGTGTTGCTTTATTCTGTGCAACTTGAAAGCCACCGGAAACCTGTGCTTGTATTTGAGCCACTGGATTATTCAGATAACTAGACAAGTTAGTTGCTCCGGGTTGTCCTGTCCAAGCACTAGGGGGTAGCACTTGTTGAATGGTCATACCTTTTTGTAAATTAGATGCAGCCAAGGCTGCAAAACCAGGTTTAATAACTCCGGAATCTTGTAATGTTTGGAAAGACTGCGCCATAGATCCAATTGCTTCTGTGTTTATACCATTTTGTCTTACTACCCCTGCTCCTGTTGCAATTGCTGCCTGAATTTCAGGATTAGATTGTGCTCTAGTAGACATATCTGCTACCATTGCATTAGTTGCATTGGTGTCTATGCTATCACTGATTGGATTTGTTATTGGAACCGTGCTTGAAACAGAAGGAGATACTGGTGTTGATGGAGGTGTTGACGAGGTTGTGTTGTTTGATTCTGCAATGGCTGGATTTGGTGTTGATGGGAATTTTGCATCTGCGTCATTATTTACTTTAACATCAACTCCTTGATTTGCGCCGGCCCATGGCGCATGTGCTGGTGCTCTGCTTACAATACTTAATAATGATGCCGGTGCTGCTGCCCAACCCTTTACCTTATCAAACAATGTATCGGTATGTAATACAGTAGTGAATGGTTTTACATCACTCGGAGTCAATGCTGATTCACCTGTATTTAAATTAATTTTACTACCATTAATGTATGTAGTAGCAGAACTTGCTAAACTTGCTTCGCCGGCTGATTTAAAACTCATCTTACCATTAGTTTTGGCAGTGTAGTTTCCTTGAACTTGTGTAGAATAATTAGTTCCAACTCTCATGTCAGTCTTTTTAGCAGACTGAATGTTGACATTTTCACCATACATATTCAAATCTTTTTTAGCATTGATGTTGATGTTATTATCAGCGTGTAGGTTTAAATCACCCTGTGTTCTTATGTTAACCGAATTAGTAGCGTACATATCAATAGTACCTTCTTTACCCAACTCAATATAACTTTGTCCGTTAGCATGGATGATGAACAACGTTTGCCCATCATCACTCATTAGTATTTGATGCCCTAAGCTTGTACGCAATCTTATTAATTGGTCTCTTCCAATTAAATCGCCATCATCCATTACAATAGAATGACCAACTCTACGTGATATAACTTTCAATCCTGCAACATTGGTACCGGTGTCGGCTGCTGCGGCAATAGTTTCGTCAGTTAAACCACCGTCGTAGATAGGTCGACCGGGTGTGTTTACACCCCAACCAACTCTACTCGGACTCTCCCGTTGTGCGCTTGTACCTATAGTACCTCTGATAGTATCACGAACCAATCCCTGCTGTGCAAGTACACCGGCTACATAACTATGTACTGGTTTAGGTTCACTATAAAATGTAGGTGATTTATCTATCTCAGTGTTATTAGTGTTAATATTAGACACAGGCAATCGTGTAGCCCCGCCGTAACTTTTTGCCTCATTTTCATTTGTGACAACTGTTTCTGCTGAACCAATAGCAGGAACCATATACAATGATTCTGGTTCGGGTACACAACCTATCCAATATCCATAGTCAGGATCACCGTTAATAAAAATACATATAACAGTACTGCCTATATCAGGTGGTGCATTCCACATACCATAACTACTTGGGTTTTGTAAATATGTTCCGTAATTATCTTTAGCACCTTGAGCAATGGTTGTACCATAGAATGGACTCATGTAATTAACAGTTGTCCATGAAGTTGAATCATTGGGATCTCTTCCGCTTTTATCAGCAATGTAAACACGAATTCTACCGCATCTGATGGTATCAATTGTATCTTTGACTACACCTAGTACTGGCACCGATCGTAGTGCGGCTCCGCCGGCGTCTGGTCTAGATGCTTTAGTAGGACCTTTGGGTTTAAAAAGACTATGTGGCATATTAAATTTCTAGTTATGGGTTAGGTGGTGTTTCTCTTCCACCTTGATCGATTAAGTTTGCTTTACCTGCTTGTGTTAATCCAGTATTAGCTACATTTTCTCCGCTAGATACTATTAAGTTAGTTGCATTATTAGTAGGTACTGCTGATTTTTCTTGAGTGCTTACTGGAATTACAGGTGGTGCAGGTGGGCTATATTGATTTGAATTAGTAACTGCCTTGTCCGGTGTAAATCCACTATTAGTTGATGTTGATGCACCTGATGATGGTGTAGATAATACAGACTGGTTGAGCCCTGTGTTTCCTCTCCCTTGAGCAGTGGCTTCAGTTTGATTTGCTGAATTTTGAGAAGCAGACTCTGCATTATCATCGGCTGCTCTAGGAAATGTCATTATCGTACACAATAGTTGTTGTGAAAATTTTCCCTTTGAGAATGAAGAATTAACTTGTTTTACCTGATAACAGACACCGTCAATATTATCGGGAACTGCATAACCAAAATCATAAAACAAAATACTTTCATTGACTTTTAACAATCCAGTTTGATTATCATAATCAACACCTTCATTAAAGTTAACTTCAATGAATATTTGGCCGCCATTTGGATTTATTGTGTAGTTTTCATTGCTATAAGATTGATTATAAGGCTCATTGACACTAGGAGCTGCTTCTGTCATCAAGTAGTCAGGGTCACCTAATATGTCAATTTTTACATCTGTATATGCTGCTGGATCATATAAACTTGTCATGTAAGTGTTTTGCGATTCATTACCATCACCTATTTTTCCAGTCTTATCTTGACCTGTACGTTTGTTATCGTAATTTGGTACTGTAGCATTTCCTTGATTTGATGCTGGATTACCGTCTGGTGGGTTGCCTGTTAGAAAATAAGTTAAATCAAATGATTGAGAATATCCTGTAATTTCAGTATTCTTTCCAGTAAACCAATAATCGTACCTTTTATACGGGCCTGTATATTTTGAAACTTTTCCGTAAGGTGTTGTTGCAGCCGGAGTATCATATGGTTGTATAACATAAGTTATTTCGTATGCATAATCATTTATTGAACCATCCCAACCTTTAACTTTAACTTCAGGTGTTACATTGTACCAACGTAATGTATTTGATGTTGCACCAGGTGTAACAGTTGATTCTGGACTACTAGTCTCGGTTGACGGAGATTCTACGCTATTGTTTACTAATCTTAAAGCATCTTCTAAATAAGAACTTTTTTTTACTATGTTATTAATTGCTTGTAATGTGCTAGTACCTTGTTCAATTGTAATTTTTCGTATAATTGGATCTGATATAGCTTTTACTGCGGTATGATCGTTAACTTGAGATTGCTTGCTAGCTGAATTCATACTTTGTTTTTTCTTGTCCGCATCGGCCGGACTATTAAAAGTAGCAGTACGAAATAATGCTGTGTCTCCAATATAACGAACTTTATACTCGTTTGGTATACCCGGATTTCCGTCTTTGTCTTTTCTTGCCTTTGCAGCCTTTTCTTCATTGACATTCAGTGTACCAAACAGGCTCACCATGCCTCTGTTGCCGGTACCACCCTCACTGGACAATGCATTTTTTACTGTGTCAGCTATTATTTCAATGTTATTGTCCACTGTGCCTCTAGCAATGGTCATAGCAACTTGAGTAGGTGCTATTTTAGCTTTTATATGATATGTTGTGGCAGTACCATTTAATTTAAATTTGAGTTCGGTTAACATAATTGGGTACAATGTTTCAAATACCCCATCACTGTTTATAATTTCAGTACTATTGTTAAAATATTTACTAGAGTCAGCTATGTTACCATCTTTATCATAACCTTGAAATCTAATTCCTAAAACAAAAAATTGTCTAAGAGAATTATAATTTGTCCCCCCTTTTTTGTTTATTTCACTGTCAGGGATCATATGTTGATATGCCCGTCTAAGTTTAGTTGGTAATGAAAATCCATATGGTTCATGTATATCAAATGAAATGTCTGTAACATTAGATGTGGTTGCAGTCATAGTAGTTGCTACTTGAGAAATTAATTTTAAATTATCTATATAATAATCTAAATCAAATCCATTAGCTCTTTTGATTGGGCCATCGTTGTTTATACCACCACTTTGAGCAAGAAGAAAAACTCCACTAGTACCGCCGGCAGTTTTTAATTCGTTTATGTCTTTTCTTCCACCTTCTACATATGCATTAAATGCTTCAGGTGAGATCATGTACCAACTAAGCTGATATGCGTATGATGAAAACTGAGCAAGTGGATTAGTTGGTCTTGCTCCGGGTAGTGAGGTAGACCCTGCGGAATTAGTGTTGACATTATCGGCTGTGTTGTTTGTCGCGTTTTGTGTACCACTAGTGCCTTGGGTAGTAGTGGTAGTGGGACCGGATGCATTATTGCCGGAGCCGGCTTGAGTAGTAGACCCTCCTCCGGTTTGATCTCCGCCGGCTGAAGTTCCACCTAAATTATTATCAGGTGTAGATGATATTACATTACCTAACGCATCATAAATGATTGGCATTTATACTCCCAATGATTGTGTTAATGTACTATTCAACGGTATATAGATACCAGTACCTGTGACAAAATCAAACAATGGATCTAATAATGTATTTGGGTTTCTATTTGCAAAAACCCACCATAGTCTTGAATTACCATATAAGTCATATGCCAATAAATCAGGACGTAGATTGTAGATAGAAGTAATTTCCCAATATTTGTCGTCTGGTAATTTAGGTATTGGTCTATTCACCATGATATCTAAGAAGCTTTGATTGACAACTCCTGTATTATTATAGGGGCTAGATTGCGGATATAAAATATTATTTGACATTACCAGATACCTCCACTATTGTTTATACTTCCTCTTAGTAGTCCACCAGTTGCATAATCTCTTAAACTAAAGTTATTACTGATATCATCACGTGATACAATTGGTGTAGCAGTAATAGATATACTTACTTTTGTAGGCACATATGTTGCATCACTATTAATTAACACATTTGGGGTTGAGAAGTTAGGGGGTTGAGATATTAACCCTGATTGACTCAATCTACTAAGTCTTAATGTACTATTTACTACAGGGGCTTGTTGCCCTACATTTTGTCCAGGATTATTAGTTTGACTACCGGCGCGAATATAATCTACATCAGTTGGTGTGTTATAAGTAAAATTAGTTATTACCATTGGGTGATTATCAAATTGATATGCACCAAATCCTGTCAGATAGCATAATGGTGGGGGAACGCCGTTCTTTGGATTTTCATCTTGACCATAAAACATTTTAGTAACGCTTCGGAAAAAATGAATAACTGCTAACAAATAATCTGCTTCATTTGAATCTTGTGCTGTAAAATCACCTGTTATAGTTACAGAATCAACACTACTACCTTTATACTGATAAACTTTGTAGTTACTATGGACTAACTCACTAGAATCATACCCTGCAACATATGATACTGATATGTTTGGTGTGTAGGGGAAAATTACCCCATCGGTTTCTATTAATGGTCCAAGTATACCTGCATTTGCTCTGTCAGCTACTCTGTATAAATAATTTGCACCTGGTGCCAAACTTATTCTAACACGCCAGTCTTTTGCTTGTTGAAAATTTTGAGTGTCTTGATATGTAGCTGTTGATCGTGCTGAATCCAATTGTATGCCAATGGCATTACCCGACGGGTTGACGTTTTCAATTACTGATGTGGGTACTCCCAATCCAATTGCTCCGTTATTAACATCAATTGTAGGGTCTATTGGTTGTGTTGCCATAATATGTTGTTATCCTTACTTATATTTAGCTAAATAAAAAAGAGCTGTTTTTACCCTATATCTCAAAAAATAGTTGCTATTCTGCAACAGTCATGCTATAATCAATCAACATAATAACGGAGAACTATGTCCCTACCATCAAGAAAACCTGTCAATTACCTAAATAATAAAGACATTCTAAAAGAAATTCACGAAAGCAAAACTACTTATTGTCACTTTTCACAACCGGAATATCATCGCTACGACTTTATAGTAGACATGCCTCAAGCCCCAATCAACGAGAGTTTAGAATATGCTTTTAGTCCAGAATCCATTCAGCAAGCAAAAGAAACCAGAGCATTGCGTCTTAGTTTAGAGCAGGGCTCTAAAGATGCAGTTAGCCCAGACTCTATATTAGTTACAGATTTAATTTTTCGTGTAATGAATTGGGATCATGTACCGGTAGCGCCAAAACAACCCCGCAAGACAGTTAAAAAGAAAACAGCAAAAGATATCTTTGAATTTGAAGAACCTGACCCAGATGAAATCTTTGCCGACTTAGAAGATAAAACAACCAAAGCAGAGATTGATGACATGGTTCATGTCAAGGTTAATTTTCCCCCATTTCAGCATTACAAAATTGATAGTAACAATACATTCTATTGCGTAGGTAAAAGTCATTGGAGAGGTGATCTAGAAAACGGTGAGTTTAGTAAAGATCATGGTCAGGTCACAAACAAACTAGCCCGTATGTATATTATGATGTGTGAAAAATATGCCATGAAATATAATTGGCGTGGATACACATACAATGATGAAATGCGTAACAGTGCTATCTTACAACTTACATATGTTGGGTTAAGGTTCAATGAGGCAAAGAGTGCTAATCCATTTGCCTACTATACAGCAGCTATCACTAATAGTTTCTGTCGTGTACTAAACACAGAAAAGCGCAATCAAAACATTAGAGATGATATCTTAGAAATCAACGGACTAAACCCAAGTTGGAGCCGTCAAGGCTCTGGTGGAGTGTCAGTCACATACGAAGAATAATTTTGCAATGTGCTTTTTACCATTAAATCTTAAAAAGTTTGATGTAATTAATCCATCTTGGGTTAGACCAACAGATGTAGTTAAATGGAGAGGTAGTGATTATCTTACTGAGATATTTACTCCCGCTTTTGTAGACAAATTGTCAACCATTTCAGAAATTTTGGGAGTGATGATTTTTAATAAAATTAATCATCTAAACCATAATTTTGCACACGTTGATGTTGCATTAATTAATGAGGAACTGGTATATATTCATTATGGGTTGAATATTGTATTTGATGATAGTACTGACGTTCCTAGTACAATGCGATGGTATACTCGTAGATTGCCGTGGCTAGAAAAAAAAATTCTACTTAGTGCAGGGAATACCCCATATATGAATTTTACTATGGCAGAACTATCATTAGAAGCTGAACATTCAATTAATGATTTCGTGACATTAGTTAGAACTGATATACCACATTCCATTTCTTCCGGTAACGGTCGTAGGACATGCATAAGTGTGCGATTTAAAAATAACTATGATTGGGATACCGCTACTAATCTTTTTAATAAAACATTTAACCAATAATATTGCTTTTATCAAATAACATCTATATAATAAGCACATGAGTAACCTATTCAAAAAAGCCGCTGTGTTCACTGATATTCATTTTGGATTGAAGTCAAACAGCTTACAACACAATCAAGACTGTGCCGATTTCGTAGATTGGTTTATTGCTAAAGCAAAGAGTGAAGGTTGTGAAACCTGTTTCTTCTTGGGCGATTACAATCACCATCGTGCAAGTATTAACATTCATACATTACAATTTGGGCTACAGGCCTTGGAGAAACTAAGTGCTAACTTTGATACTGTATATTTTATCCCAGGCAACCACGATCTTTATTATCGTGACCGCAGGGACATTCATAGTGTTGAGTGGGCTAAACATTTACCAAACGTTAAAATCATCAATAACTTCTTTAGCAAAGGAGATGTAGTCATTGCCCCTTGGCTTGTACAAGATGATTACAAGAAACTACAAAAGATGAGTGGCAAATATATGTTTGGTCATTTTGAATTACCTTATTTTCACATGAACGCTATGGTAGAAATGCCCGATCACGGTGAGATTAATGAAAATCAATTGAGTGGTTTTGAAAAAGTATTCAGTGGTCACTTTCACAAACGCCAAGCACGAAAGAACATCTGGTACATCGGTAATGCTTTCCCACATAACTATGCTGATGCAGGTGATGATGCGCGTGGCATGATGATATTAGAATGGGGAACTGAACCTGTGTTTCATACATGGCCACGACAACCTGTGTTTCGTGTTCATAGATTAAGTGATATATTAGAAAACCCTGAGGGCTTGCTATTGATTGACTCATATGTTAGAGTACATCTTGATATTGAAATCTCATATGAGGAAGCAAACTTCTTACGTGAGACATGGATACCAGAACATAAACTAAGAGAGATGGCATTGATACCAATGAAATTAGAAACAAATGAAAATGGTCAAACAGCAGATGGGTTAAAGTTTGAAAGTGTAGACCAAATCATCATTGACCAAATTAACAGTATTGAATCAAATAATTTTGATAAGAAGATTCTTTTGGACATTTATAATAACCTATGATTACCCTCCAAGACATAACATTACGCAATTTTTTAAGTATCGGCGCAGTAACACAAGCAGTAGACTTTGACAAGAAAGACTTAACACTGATTCTAGGTGAGAACCTAGACTTAGGTGGTGATGGTGCTAGAAATGGTACAGGTAAGACTACATTAATTCAAGGACTATCCTATGCATTGTTTGGTACACCCATTAACAATATTCGTAAAGATAATTTAGTTAATCGTACAAATGGTAAGGGTATGCTGGTTACATTGACATTCAATGTCAATGGTACTAACTATAAGATTGAGCGTGGCCGTAAGCCAAACATTCTCAAGTTCTACGTTAATGATGTTCAGTCAAAAACTACTGAGGATCAACAAGGTGAGAACAAAGAAACTCAATTAGCAATTGAAAAAGTTATTAACATGTCAGCAGACATGTTCCGGCACATCGTTGTACTAAACACATATAGTGAACCATTCTTAGCATTAAAGAATAATGAACAGAAAGATATCATTGAACAATTGATGGGTATTACGTTGTTAAGCGAGAAGGCTGAAATCATCAAAGAGATGATTCGCCGTAGCAAAGATGATATTCAAAGTGAAGAATTTAGAGTTAAAGCTATTGAAGAAGCTAACAAACGTGTTAAAGAACAAATTGATGCATTGAAGCGTAGACAAACATTGTGGTTGAGAAAACACGATGATGATTTGACTAGTTTGGCACTTCAATACGATGAACTAAGCAAGATTGATATTGCCAAAGAATTGCAAGCACATAAAGATTTGAATATTTGGATTAAGCAGAAAGAAGCACAAGATGCATACGATGCATTAATTGCACGTTCTACTGCTTGGCATCAAAAGCATAACAGTGATGTTTCAGTGGCACATACTGCCTATTTGTTGAAAAATGAGTATGACATTGATGCTGAATTACAAGCATGGTCTAACTTAAAAGATTGGCTACACGATGATGCTGAACAAAAATCTATAGCAACCATAATTGATACCCTAAATAAAAGTATCACAAAAGAAAAAAAATTAATTGATAAATTGGTTCGGGAAGTTAAAGAACTTGAAGATCATAAGTGCTATGCGTGTGGACAAGACTTCCATGATGACAAGCACTTAGAAGTTACATTAGAAAAGACTACCCTACTTGAAAATGCCCGTGCTGAGTTAGCTGATCTTGAAAATAAATTGTCAAGCAATCAGTCATTGGTTACTAGCTTGGGTTCCAAACCTATCCCAAAGTATAAAACAGAAGCAGAAGCTATTCGTCACAGCGGCGATGTAGCTAACTTAAAGAAAGTATATGAAGACAAGAAACAAGAGTCCAATCCTTTCAGTGAACAACTAAATGAGATTACTCCTGTTGTTTTAGGAACTCAGCCTGTTACTCATTATGACACAGAAGCAGAAGCGGTAAAACATTCAAGTGGAGTTGATAACATACTGAATCAAATTGATAACAAATCACAAGAGACCGATCCATATAGTGAACAAGTGATTGAAATGGAGACACAGGCTCTACAAGCAATTGACTTTGATGCTATTAACAGATTGACTAGAACAATGGAACATCAGAAGTTCTTGTTAGATTTGTTAACTAGCAAAGATAGTTTTGTTCGTAAGAAGATTATTGACCAGAACTTGAGTTATCTAAACGCACGATTAACTCACTACCTAGATAAGATTGGTTTACCACATCAGGTTATCTTTAAGAATGACTTGCAAGTTGAAATTACAGAGTTGGGTCGTGAACTTGATTTTGATAACCTTTCGAGGGGAGAACGTAACAGACTGATTCTTGGACTAAGTTTTGCTTTCCGTGATGTATGGGAATCATTGTATAGTCCAATCAACACTTTGTTCATTGACGAATTAATTGACAGTGGTCTTGACACTATGGGTGTTGAGAACAGTCTAGCAATTCTCAAAGACATGAGCCGTCGTAGACAGAAATCTATTTGGCTTGTTTCACATCGTGAAGAACTAGCTGGTCGTGTACCGAGCGTCCTTAAGGTAATTAAAGAAAACGGTTTTACGCAATACAACACTGCGGTAGATATAGAATAAATCTGTCTAAAATATACAAATTATGATAAATAATTGTGTATATTTTACAAAGGATATTATGATGTGGTACGTTTATATTTTACATGACCCGAGAAACAATACACCATTCTACGTAGGTAAGGGTGCCAAGCGAAGGTTAAAAGTGACTATGAAGGGTGGCAACCCACTAAAAAATAAATTTATCAAAGAGATTAAACTTGCAGGAATGTCCCCCGTGATTGCGGTAGATAGTGAGCATGAAACCGAAGATTCAGCTTTATTGCGTGAAAAAATATTGATAGAGCAATATGGAAGAATCATTAAAGGAACAGGAACACTTACTAATTATGCTGACGGCGGTGAGCAAGGAAATACCGGATATAGTCATACAGAAAAAACAAAACATCTATGGTCTACGCAACGAAGGGGTGTTATCCAGACAGAAACCCATATAGAAACCAGAAGGGCTCAACTTGTCGGGAAGAAACGATCAGATGAATCTAAGCGTAAATACACCTTAGCTAGTATACGTAGAACCAATGTTGACTTAAAAGTAAAAATTATAGAAGAACTAGAACAAGTTTCATATACACATGGATTGTATGTTACATTATCAAAAAAGTTTGGTTGCGATCAGGAACTGATAAGTAGAATACACAAAGATATTAATTTATACAAAGAGGCATTGAATGAGTGGATCAAAAAGTAAAAATAAAGGTAACGCATTTGAACGTGAGGTTGCTAACTTTTTATCTAAAACTTATAATGAATCTTTTGTTAGGGCTGCACACAGCGGTGCATTTATCGGTGGAACAAACAATCACCGAAAAGAATATCTAAGTGAGAATCAAGTTAAATCATTTAAAGGTGATATCATTCCACCTGATGATTGGAAGCATTTCAATGCTGAAGCGAAAAGCTACGCTGACTTTCCTTTTCATCTATTACTTACCGGTGATTGTAAAGTAATAGATGCTTGGATAGACCAACTCATGGATGTAGCTGACGAAGGCGATATTAATCTTTTGTTTATGAAGTTTAATCGTAAGGGTCGCTATGTTGCTGGTCAAAGCAAACTAACATGGGTTAGTGATAACTTCATATACTACACATCAAAAAAACAAGGGGACTGGACAATTTTCGAGTTTGACAGTTTCTTCAATCACAACACCGATATATTAAAAACATATTCAACATCAACAGACACCAAGTCAAACATACAATTTATCAACACGTTTGATAGCACCCCATTACAATAATTTAAAATAAAAATTTGTTGTCTCCGTTGGGAGACCTCTTTGAGTTTGTACAGATTGTGCTGTGCTGACGGATCTAGAGTAAGCATATGTAGTGATACATATGGAATACCGAGAGGGCAATCGGCAAAGCGAACCCTCAACAAGTCTATGATGACTTCATTTTTGAATCATAGAATGTGCGTTGCGTAGGCGTCAATTGAAATAAATTGATAGACCTGACTACAGCTCCATAAACTTTACAGAGCAACCGGTAGCGTTTAGTGTCTCAAATAGGCAATTAAACGGGAGAAAAATGACAACGGATGACGGTCATGGCAAATGTCCTTAACCATTGGTAGTGCTGATTAGCACTACCATGGCTTCTAATCGGCAATATACTCTTTAACTACTTACTGTAAAAAAGAATTATAGACCGTCAAATATAAGAACGAACGAAGTGAAGTTCTTAGATGAACGAAGTTCATCTTTTAGTGAGAAGTAAAGAAACCCGTAAATTAGATAAATGAATTACTATGGTTAGAAGAATGGTAATCCCGACTTTTTAGTTGTATCCAAATTTTCTTCAATCAATTCAGACATAGCTGTTCTTTCCATATCTGACATATTAAGTATATCCTCATAGGTTGCTCCTCCACGCATAAACCATGATAGCTTCAATGCAGATTTCTTTATGTCATTAGACTCTTGCTCCATGTTTTCAATTAATTGGCTCACACCCTTGGAGTCTAGGGTGAGAAGCCTTAATCGAAAAAATCAGTTGCATTTAACACTAATGTTTGGTCATATTCATTAGCGCAATTTACGCATTTAATACGTAATGGTTTAATTTCGCTTGATTCTCGTAAATCAATGGTAGATTTTCTTAGTGCATCAAATGTCTGTTTATCACAGTTTTTTAAGAAATCCAAAATATATTCTTTTTCAACTACAAAGGCTGACGGGCTTGTAACATGCTCTATTGATTCAGCTACAAAACTCATACTCAATTCAGTTAATTTTGTCATAGATTCTGTTGTCTTAGCTTGTCTAATTACATCATCATCTATATTTTCTAGACCATTCATCACCGCTTGTATTTCAAATTGTGAACTATTAACTTGATTAATTTGTTTATATGACAATGGTTTAAACTTGAATTTCAATTCATTGATAGTAATTTCTTCATCATAGTTACCTGATTTAAGTGAAGTCAGTAATCCCGTAAGGTTAATGCCGTATTTTCCTTCTTCCTCACATGATGGACATGTGCTGTTGATATCCAAACTATTACCGTTGGTTGCTGCTCTGATGGCTACTAGTATAGGGTCCAAATCAATCTGTGGGATTTCCCATGGATTTTTAATGTTAGGAACACAGCTTCTGATAATTTCAACTATTGCCGAGCCATTAAACAGCATATCCGGTGTTTTACTAGTAATCTCGTCAATCGCTGTCATGGGATAGATAGGCAGTTCTTTGTTATCCGGTAGGTCAATTGACCCCTCTGAATAAAATTTACCTTCACTGGGAAGTTTCATGTATATTGCGGGTCTGCGAAAGTATTGTTTTAGCGGGTTTGTCATGTTTGTAATCTCCAAAATTAGTATTTTTTCAAATCATAAATACTATTGAATTATTTAGTGGTTAAAATATGGACGAAAAAGAAATTGAACAAGAAAAGCTGAGACTCCTTAATGAAGCCCTTACTGCTCTTATTGGCAACATACAGCTTACTGATCAAGCAGTAGAGAAGTTAGGTAAAAGACTAGGGGTTGACAAGTTAAAGGCACAAGCTGAGGAAGCAGCAAAAGCTGCGGCTGCGGCAGCCGCAGCCTCGGACGCAAATACGGCTGCTGTTGGTGCTAATACCTCTGCCACTAGAAAACAAACCGAAGAAGAAAAAAATAGAGCCAAAGATCAAACCGAACTATTTGAAAGAGAAAAGAAAAATAGAAACATTGCTATCGATGAAAACGGCAAAGTAATTAGCACCATTGTTGAGCTAACTAAACAACAGAAAGAATTTCTACAGCAAGGTGATAGATTAAATGCGGAAAGAAGAACACAAGCAGCTATAGAAAATGCAGCATCAAATGCAAAAATAGAAAAAGAAAACGCTGTTAGTAGTAAGCAAGTATCAAATGCTAACATAGCAGCCAAACTTCAAATAGGGTCTGCTAAAGATATTGCAAATTTATCTGCTGAATTTGAAAAATCCGGTGGTGCTTTTGGTTCGGTAACTAATGGACTATCAGAATTGGTTGGAGGCTCTGCTAGATTAAATGTTGGTTTTGCGGCAGCTCAAGCAGTATTTGGGGGATTATCGGCTGCTACTATGCAACTAACCAAATCTATCTATGCAGGTGAGCGAGGTGCAATGGTAGGGGCAAAAGCTGTAACTAAATTTGCCGATGGTTTAAACAGTGCAATAAACTTTATAAGTGCCGCATTATGGTTTATTCCAGGATTGGGACTAGCAGCTAAAATAGGTGCTAGAGCACTTTCTGTAGGATTACAAGCTGTTGGATATGGGGTTAAAAAGGCAGCTGAATTTAATGAAGTTGCTGCCGAACAAACAGACAGACTATTCAAATCTTTCAATGAATTAAGTAAGTCCGGTCTATCTACTGCTAGAGGAATGGATGGAGTGTTTGATACACTTCAAACATTGGGAATGGCAGCATCAGAGATAGAAAAATTCAATGCGTTATTAAAAAGTAATTCAAAAGATTTAAAACTTTTTGGCACTACGACCGCAGAAGGTGCTAGACAATTTGCCGAAGTAGCTGGTAAATTATATAAAAGTGATCTTGGTGCAAAATTAGAATTATTAGGTGTAACTGCTGATGAACAACGTGAGCATACACTAAAATATATGTCTATGCAAACTCGCATGGGACTGGATCTTAATAAAACTCAAGCCGAGCAAATTAGAGGTGCTAAAGAATACATTGAACAATTAGATAGATTGTCACAGTTAACCGGAGCTACTAAAAAAGAACAAGAAGAAGCACGTGAAGCAGTAATGAAAATAGACCAGCTACGAGCAGCAATGCTTATGGCTGAAGATAGAGGTGACACTCAAGAATCTGAACGATTAAAAATGGTTATGGCACTGGCTTCCCGTGAACAAGAGTTGGGGAATAGTAGAGGTGTAAAAGGTATAGTTGACGTAGGTGTAAACAAAGGTGGATTTACTACACAAGAAGGCGCAATTGCAAGTCAGCAATACAGAAAAGGATTTGATTTAATACGTGAAGGCAATAGAAACGTTGAAGATATACTAGATGCTGCAAACAAAAGTTCAAAAGATCAGGCACGCCGTGTTGCTCCTTTAGCTAAAATAAGTGGTGACACTAGTGGATTATTCTTGGGTGGAATAGGCTCTACCGTAGATGAAAGTAAGAGATTTGAGCAAGCACGAAAGTTACAAGAAAAGAATCCTGGAATGAGTATTTCAGATGCATTAAAGAAACTACAACAAGAAAAAGAAAACAATCCAGATCAAAGTACTAAAAACATGGTTGATGCAGGCAGATCGCAACAAGCGGCTGCTATGACAATGGATAGTGTAGTTAAGTCATTTAATTATTCAGCAGAATTAAATAAATTTGCATCCACAACGTTTGAAAACGCAGTTAAAGTATTTGGAGACACTGTAGGTGCAAAGGGACCGGTTGGCGGAACTCCTGGAAAGAACACCGGCGGCGGATCACTTTTAACAGGTGGTGCAAGTGACGGTAGCTGGTGGAAACGTTTAACATCTAAAGAACCACCTTGGAAATCTAGCCCCGGTAATAGTAACAAATCTAATGGTTCAGGTAGTATGCCTAGCACCGATGTTTCTGCAAATAACAATTATGGGCCCAATGGAAATTGGGCTAATCCTCGAGGTGATACTCATTGGTGGGAGTATCTATTCCCATCAACTTATAAAAATAAAGCAGGTTCTCCGGGTAGTGCGTCTCCGGGTAGTTCGGGCCATGCCAGTGGAACACTATCAGATCAGAGTATGGAATTCACCGGTGATTTAATCATTAAAGGTGACTTAAAAATTGAAGGCAAAGCGCCCGGCGGTTCAGGCTCAGGAGGTTCAGGCCCAGGAGGTTCAGGCCCAGGAGGTAGTACCGGTAAAGCAACAGCTCCTTCAGGTGTAAGTCCATTAGAAAAAGCAAAAAAAGCAGATACCGAAGCATTGAATAAACAACAGGCTGCGATGGATGCTAATAAAAAAATACAAGCTGATCCAACTGCAACAAAAGCACAAAAAGAATCTGCACAAAAATCTGAAGATGACGCTAACAAAGAATCAATGAAGGCAATGGCGTCTAAAAGAGAAGCCTTCTTAAAAGAACAAAATGATTTACGTGAAATAAACAAGAAACAACGCAGTATTGGTAAAGAAGTCTACAAGACTATGGAAGATGCGCGGAAGGCAGGAGCCGCACCTCCTATAGACGAAAGTTCAACAGGAAAAGCTAAGGATGCATCTACACTCGGGGCTTCTAAAAAAACAACATATGGTCGTGAACAACAGAGTAATCTTCCAGTAAATGCAAGTGATGTTGACAAAGCAATGGCTACGATTCGTAAGCGTGAATCTGGTAATAATTATAATGCAAAGGCTAAAGGGTCATCTGCTAGCGGAGCCTATCAATTTATTGACAGTACATGGGCACAACAAGCTAAAGCTGCAGGAATAGGCACTGAATATAAACATGCTAGGGATGCACCAAAAGAAGTGCAAGATGCAGTTGCAAAACACTATGTAGAAGATTTACTAAGACAATCTAAGGGTGATGTCAGTAAAATTCCTAATGCTTGGTATACGGGTAATCTTCAAGGTAAGATAAGCAAAGAAGCTTTGGCAGTAAATAAAGGATTAACACCAGAGAGATATCAAGCTGGTTGGATGAGGGATTATAACAAAATAGACCGAGAAAATCAAATGGCTAGCGCTGCCGCAGACAAAGCAACTAACGTAGCAAGCGCAGAACCTGTAAGCAAAGACAAAGCCAAAGCAACTAACGTAGCAAGCGCAGAACCTGTAAGCAAAGACAAAGCCAAAGCAACTAACGTAGCAAGCGCAGAACCTGTAAGCAAAGACAAAGCTAAAAATCCAGTTACTGTGCCTACTTTCTCGTCAGAAAATGAAACACCTTCATATGTAGCCGGCGCGGCTACTGGGGGATTTTTTGATGGACCAACATCTGGTTTCCCGATAATGTTACACCCTAGAGAAACTGTACTTAATGGAATTCAAACTGACAATATAAATCAAAAATTAGCACAAGTAGAAAAACAACCAGCCGAAATGTCAATACCAGCACTAAATGATTCGGTAACAAGCGCCATGCCAAATACTGATATGACAGATATGATGCAACAATTGTCTGAAATGATGGAAGATAAATTTGGATCAATGTTGGCTGCATTAGAAGATGGTAATAATATATCTAGTAAAATATTGCAGTATTCACAAGCTTAATACTAAATAGTGTATAGGCCCTAATATATGACATACAAGAAACGATTTACCAGAGTTAATGCAGCTGGAACAATGAGTCCTATTGCCGGTGGCAATAGTAACAATGGTGCATGGAATGGTAGTTCAGGACAAAATGGATCACCAACAGGTGGCACAAACAATGATGACTTTGGTTACAAAAACTATCGCAGTCGTTTACCAGAAGTATATACTGGTCACCCAAACCGTATTGAACGATATAATCAATATGAGATGATGGACGTTGATGCTGAAATCAACGCATGTTTAGATATCATTGCTGAGTTCAGTACACAAAAAAATGAACACAATCAAACTCCCTTTAACTTAAATTGGAAAGATGATCCAACTCCCCATGAAATTGAATTACTAAAAACTCAACTTCAGCAATGGAGCAAACTAAACGAATTCAACACACGACTATTCAAAATCTTTAGAAACTGTTTAAAGTATGGAGATCAAGTTTTTGTGCGCGACCCGGAAAACTTTAAGTTATATTGGGTTGACATGATTAAAGTTATCAAAGTTATTGTTAACGAAAGTGAAGGCAAGAAACCAGAACAATATGTTTTAAAAGATTTGAACATTAACTTGGAAAACTTGACTGTGGCTGAAAAGACAAATACTGATTATGCCGCTAGTCCTGTTACAGGTATGGGCGGTACAGGTGGTGGATCAGGTGCTAGTGGTGGATATACAGTTCCTAGTGGAAGTAACACAACTGGATCACGATTCAGTCTTGGATTTAATGAAGCCGCTGTTGATGCTAAACACGTAGTGCATCTAAGCTTAACAGAAGGTCTTGATAGATTTTGGCCCTTTGGTCAGTCAATACTAGAGAACATCTTTAAAGTATATAAACAAAAAGAACTATTAGAAGACGCAGTTCTCATCTATCGTGTACAACGAGCGCCAGAACGTAGAGTGTTTAAAATTGACGTTGGTAATATGCCAAGTCACATGGCCATGGCATTTGTTGAACGTATTAAGAATGAGATTCATCAAAGACGCATTCCTAGTGTAGGTGGAGGACAAGCAATTGTTGATGCTACTTATAATCCATTAAGTATGAACGAAGATTATTTCTTCCCAGTTACTGCTGAAGGTCGTGGTTCTAGTGTGGAACTATTACCCGGTGGACAAAATTTGGGTGAGATTGATGACTTGAAGTATTTCAATAATCGTTTAGCACGTGGTCTACGTGTTCCAAGTAGTTATTTACCTACTGGACCTGATGATAATACAACACCTTTAAGCGATGGTCGTGTTGGTACTGCTATGATTCAAGAGTTTCGTTTCAATCAATATTGTGAACGACTACAAAACTATATTGGTAGAAAGCTTGATGAAGAATTCAAGTTATTCTTACGCTGGAGAGGTTTAAACATTGATAGTAACTTGTTTACACTAGAGTTTAATCCACCACAAAACTTTGCCGCATATCGTCAAACAGAACTAGATACCGCACGTGTTTCTACTTTTACAAGTATAGAACAGTACCCATATATATCTAAACGATTTGCGCTAGAACGCTTCTTGGGATTGACAGAAGACGAAATTAATAAGAACGAGAAGATGTGGCGTGAAGAAAATAATAAAGAAATTGAAGTTGATCCACAAGGTAAAGACTTACGTAGTATTGGTATTAGTGCAGGCGATATCGAAACGGACACAACAACTGGTGAAGAGGCTTTGGCCGGCGATGAAAATGATGAAGTTAATCCAGAATTAGATGCTGCAGGACAAGTACAAAAACCAGGTGAAGCAGTACCGGGACAGAATATGCCAGCACCCGCAGGTAATGGAATGTAAGATAAATACATTATAGGAAAAATAATGAAACTTTTTGAAATGTACGAGCCGGCTATACCAGGTCTACAAGATGTTGAAGATGACAACAGTAGCCCAAAATGGAGAGAAAGCCGTAAAACTAAACTAACACTAAAACAAATCCGTAAATTACGCAAGATGAATGATGTTAGAAACTATGAAAAAGTTAATTATTTAAAGAAGGTTCATGAACAATATGGACCTCAAGCAAATGCCGATGCAGCTGGTGGACCAACTGTTTAAATAAATTCTAGTTATCTTAGGCAAAAACGTAAAAAATCAGCACTTAATGTGCTGTTTTTTTTGATACCCACTAAATAACTTTACACAAAGCCATTACTAGGAGAAAATTCAATGGACAACAAAAAATTTGAACAACTTATTGATTTGATTATCAATGAGAATGAAGAACAAGCTAAAGCATTATTTCATGATATCGTAGTTGAAAAAAGCCGCGAGATTTATGAATCAATGATGGACGAAGACGGCATGGGCGGCCAAATGGAAGGCGGCATGGGCGGTCAAGTAGGTGATCTACTTGACGAGATTGGTGCTGAAGAACAAGGCATGACTGAAGAAGAAGAAGATGATTTAGAATTTGGTGATGACGGTGATGACGAAGTAATCGATCTAGACATGGATGATGAAGAAGGCGGAGAAGAAGGCCTAGAAGACCGCGTTGTTGATTTAGAAGACAAACTAGATCAGTTGATGGCTGAGTTTGAAGAAATTATGGGCGGAGATCATGAAGAACCAGATGCAGATAACATGGGCGGACCAAGTGACCATGATGCAGATAATATGGGTGACGAAGACATGATGGAAGATGATATGGACGAAGATGACACTGATGAATCAGTAATGGAAGCTATTACATTGAAAAACGTTCCAGGACTATATGGTTCTAAGATTGGTGGCGACAACGGAGTTCAAACAAAGAGCACAAGTTTAGCAAACAGCGGACAAGCTGGTATGGACAGTCGTCCAGTTAAATTCTCTGGTGCGGCTGAGTCAGTTCCAACAAGTCCAAAAGCTCCTACTAACTATGGTACTAAGGGCGAAACACAAGTAAAAGGCGCTGGATCATTTAAGAATGCACCTGCACAAGCTAAACAAAGCTTAGAAAAGGCACCGGCCCCAACTAAGACACAAGCTAGTGGTGTAAACACAAAGAGCCCTGTAGCTGAGTCACGTAATTCTACTAAGCGTAGAGTATAAGGAATTTGAGAGCAATGGCTTTGTATCTTAAAGAGCATCTGACATTTGACCGAGCCGGTATGGTTGTTGAATCAGTCAGTGAAGGCGACAAGAAGAACCTTTATATGAAAGGTATCTTTATTCAGGGCGGGGTTAAAAACGCAAACGAGCGTGTTTACCCCGTGTCTGAAATTGAAACTGCCGTTGGTACTCTAAATGAACAAATCACAAGTGGCTATTCAGTTCTTGGTGAAGTAGATCACCCAGATGACTTAAAAATTAACTTAGACCGTGTGTCACATATGATTACAAGCATGTGGATGGACGGTGCTAACGGTTTCGGTAAGTTAAAGATTTTACCAACTCCAATGGGAGACTTAGTTAAGACTATGTTGGAGAGTGGTGTGAAACTAGGCGTATCTAGTCGTGGTAGCGGAAACGTGAATGACTATGATGGCAAAGTTAGTGACTTTGAAATTGTCACTGTGGATATTGTCGCCCAACCAAGCGCACCAAATGCGTATCCTAAAGCAATATATGAAGGCATGATGAATATGCGTCATGGTCATACATTGTTGGATATTGCAAAAGACGCACAGGGTAACAAAAAAGTAGAGAAATACTTGAAAGAGGAAGTAATGCGCCTCATCAAGGATCTCAAAATCAAATAAAGGGGAAACAGCATGTTTGATGCTATCAAGCCATTACTTGAAAGTGGACTTATTAATGATGAAGTTGGTGCTCAGTTAAATGAAGCATGGGAATCAAAATTAAACGAAGCTCGCCAACAAGTTCGTGCAGAACTTCATGAGGAGTTTGCACAACGTTATGAACATGACAGAATCGTGATGGTTGAAGCCCTTGACAAAATGGTTACAGACAGCTTATCAGATGAAATTGAAGAATTTCGTGCTGAAAAGGCTGCAATGAACGAAGACCGCGTACAGGGTCAACTAAAACTACGTGAAAACGCAACAAAATTCAATAACTTTATGGTTACTAAACTAGCCGAAGAAATTAAAGAATTGCGTAGTGATCGTATTATTGCTAAAGAAAGTCAGCAAAAGCTAGAACAATTTATTGTTCATGCTCTAGCACGTGAAATTAAAGAATTCGCACAAGACAAACAAGCAGTTGTTGAAGCTAAGGTTAAGTTAGTTGCAGAAGGTCGCAAGCAATTAGAAAGATTGAAAGCACGTTTCGTGTCTGAATCTGCTAAGAAATTGAGTGTTGCTGTAGCTGGACAGTTAAAGGGTGAAATGAGCCAATTGAAAGAAGATATTAAAGTTGCTAAAGAAAATAACTTTGGTCGCCGTATCTTTGAAAGTTTTGCAAGTGAATTCAGTGTTACTCACCTAAGTGAGAAACAAGAAACACGTAAGCTAATGTCCGCATTAGCTAGTAAAGAACAACAATTAGCTGAATCACAAAAACAAATCGACAACGCTAAGAAATTAGTAGAGTCAAAAGAACGTGAAGTTCGCATTATCAAAGAGTCTAACATTCGTGAGAAAACTATGGCTCTATTGCTTGGAAATCTTAATGAAGAAAAAGCAACGACAATGCAAAACTTACTAGAAAGTGTGCAGACAACTAAGTTGAAAGCCGCATTCGATAAGTATCTACCAGCAGTACTTAATACTGGCGCAGAAAAAAAGGCTGCAAAGTCTTTAATCAGCGAAAGTAAGGAAGTAACCGGGGATAAACAAGCTGCCAAGCAAGAAATTGATATGGAACAACGTGATAACGTTATCGATATCAAACGTCTGGCAGGGCTTTAAATCAAAGACATAAGTTTAGGAGAAATAATAATGTCAAAAGTTCTATTAGAAAGCCGTTGGGACGAGACCAAGGATGCCCTGTTAGAAGGTCTAAAAGGCACTCGCCGCTCAACTATGGGTGTTATCTTAGAAAATACTAAGAAACAACTACTTGCTGAATCTACAGCAGGAACAACTACAGCTGGTAACATCGCTACATTAAACCGTGTGATTCTTCCAGTTATCCGTCGTGTTATGCCAACAGTTATCGCTAACGAGTTGGTTGGCGTTCAGCCAATGACTGGCCCAGTAGGTCAAATTCATACACTACGTGTACGCTATGCACAAAGCCTAGTGGACAACAGTGCTGCTCAAACTAGCGTTACTGCTGGTCAAGAAGCATTGAGCCCATTCACTATCGCTCAAGCATATTCACGTACTCCTCAAGCTGATGCTACTGCTACTGGTTATACCGGTAACAATACAGCGGCTCTTGAAGGTAACGGCGGTAAACAAATCAGCGTACAAATCTTACGTCAAGCTGTTGAAGCTAAGTCACGTAAATTGCAAGCACGTTGGACATTTGAAGCGGCTCAAGACGCTCAAAGCCAACATGGTATTGACGTTGAAGCAGAAATCATGGCTGCTCTAGCACAAGAAATTACTGCTGAGATCGACCAAGAAATCTTGTTAAGTCTACGTACTCTAGCAACAACAGAGTATACATATAACCAAGCTACTGTATCTGGTACAGCTACTTACGTTGGTGACGAACACGCTGCTCTAGCTGTTCTTATCAACCGTGTTGCTAACTTGATAGCACAACGCACACGTCGCGGTGCCGGTAATTGGGCTGTTGTATCATCTGCTGCATTGACAGTATTGCAATCTGCAACTACTAGTGCATTTGCACGTACAACAGAAGGTACTTTCGAAGCTCCTACAAACACTAAGTTTGTTGGTACACTAAACGGCGCAATGCGTGTTTTCGTTGATTCTTATGCTCCAGACACTACACCAGTATTGGTTGGTTACAAAGGTTCAAGCGAAACAGATGCAGCGGCATTCTATTGCCCATACATCCCATTGATGAGCAGTGGAGTTGTTCTAGATCCATCAACATTCGAACCAGTCGTGTCATTTATGACACGTTATGGTTATATCGAATTGACTAACACTGCATCATCTTTCGGTAATGCGGCTGATTATGTTGGTGAAATTGCCGTACAAAATCTCACCTTCCAGTGAAATTCACTACATTTTAATATCTTTACAGATATTATCAACACAAAGGGGCACGAAAGTGCCCTTTTTTGTTTAAGGGATGGTTGGCAACTTGGTGGCAAAAAGCGTAAGATAGCATAAATACAATATCTCAACGGGATGGGAAGAAACACTAAGGCACTATTCGTAGTGCTTTTTTGTTGGGTATAATTTTGTAGACTATATAAATGTATGATCGTCTTAGCCCCAATCTCAGTAGGTGAACTGATTGACAAAATTACCATACTACAAATTAAACAAGAACGTATTCAAGATAGTGTTAAACTGAAAAATATTCTTAAAGAATTATATCAACTAATTGAGATACATTCAAACACATTAAATGAAACACAATTAGCATTTACTGCTCCATTGTTTCATCAATTATATCATGTTAACAATCAATTATGGGACATAGAAGATTCAAAACGTAAACATGAAAAAGAACAAAACTTCACTGAAGAATTTGTTCAACTTGCTAGACAAGTTTATTTAAAAAATGATTTACGTGCTAAGATTAAACGTGATATTAATCTAATAGTTGGTAGTGATATTATTGAAGAAAAAAGTTATTAAAGTGTAAAGTCAGTATCAACTGTAATATCTAGTATAGATTTTTTCTTTTCTCTCATTTTTTTTGAATATATTCTGTTGCAATTAGCGCAAAGAGTCTTTAAGTTACTTTTATCTTTGTTCTTTTGATTACCATCTTTGTATACTACATCAAGTTGGCATTTGTCTTCTGGTACAAAACTACATTTCTCACATTTGTTTTTCTTGTATAGCAAGTAGCCAAATTTATTATTGTATGCTGCCTTAGCACAGCTTGCACAGTATTTGTGCCATTGTTTAAAACCGTGCTTACTCACACCATTGGGTTTTGCCAATGATACTTTACAATTTTCGCATAATGGTCTTGTACTTTGTCTAGTTAGCATATAACTATTTATTAAAGATATCCAGAGTGCTTTTTTCTATGGTACTAATACGTAAAAAATCATAAATATACTATAAGTATAATGGATTTTCTATGGCATTTGAAGCTTTTAACTCGGTAGGTGGATACTCAGTAGGTATTCCGCCAACACCAGTTATCAATGCAAACGGTATAGCTACTCTTCCTGGACTGCAAGTATCCGGGATATCAAATTTAGGCTCTATAAACAATGTTATTATATTGGGCGGGGTAGACGGATACTATCTTCAAACCAATGGTGAAGGTGGATTAACATGGGCACCGGCTGGCAATGGTGGAGGTGGCAACGGAGTACCTGGAGGTAGCAACAGTGAAGTACAGTTTAATAATGATGGTAACTTTGGTGGCGATCCCGGTTTCACTTATAACAATGTAACTAATCAATTAAGTATATCTGGTAACATAGTATCAACTAATGTTGTTGCCTCAGGTAATGTATCAGCTACTAATGTTGTTGCCTCAGGTAACATATCAGGTGGTAACTTAAATGTAACAAAAATAACAGCTACTGGAAATATATCAGCCGGGAACGCTAATTTAGGTAATTATGTTACTGCTAACTTCTATGCTGGTAACGGATACATGTTATCAGGTGTTATATCTGCATCTTCTAACACAGCTAATTATGCAAATTATGCAGGTAATGTAACAATTGCTGGCCAAGCAAATATCACTAGCGTTGGTACATTAACATCATTGAATGTATCAGGTAATGTTACGGCAGCTAGATTTATTGGGTCAGGTACATCATTATCTAATATTAATGGTTCTAATGTTGTTGGTCAAGTATTTGAGTCGTTATATACTGGAACAGTATTAACAAATGCTCAACCAAATATCAGATCATTGGGTACATTAGTTAACTTAACAGTATCAGGAAATGTTATATTAGGTAATGTAAGTAATGTGCATGTTTATGGTGGAAACTCCGGACAAGTTTTAACTACAAATGGTAGTGGTAATTTAACTTGGGAGAATGCTCCGGCATCTGTTACCGCAACTTATGTTACTGCCAACTATCAACCGAACATTACAAGTACCGGCACATTAACTGTATTGACAGTAAATGGTATCAGT